ATGTGGTGGGCCTCCTATAGGGATGTCGGGCATCCTATGGGCCGCCCACCTCGGGACGTATACGAAGGGATCAGGCGTAAGGGTCGTAATCCTTGGCCGGCTGGTGCGCCACGCCCAGGCGCTGCAGCGGAGACTTGGCCACTACCGGGAACGCGAACGACAGCGCCAGGCAGTCGCCGCGGCCGGGCGACGGCAGCCCGCGGGCCTTCATGTCCTTCTTGCTCTCCAGCTGGATCTTGCCGTCGGCGCGCGGCACGGTCTCGGGCCCGATCAGATCCTGATACAGCACCTTGTCGTTCGGGTCGATGGCGCCGCCCTCTTTCAGCCAGTCGCGTACCAGCTTGTACATCTCCGACCGCTTGTTCAAACAGCCAGGGTCGCCCGACGCGCCGGCGAACCACACGCCGATCCAGCCGCGGCCCATCGTGCGGCCGGCACTGATGATGCCGGTTCCGAACCCGTTGTCGATGAACACGGCATCGGCCTGGTGCTGGTCTTCCAGCTGAGCCAGGATGCTGGCGACGTGCAGGTCGTTGTCGTTCTTCTCGATCGTGCGCAGGATCCGGAAGTGCAAGCCCTGGCGCAGGCCGATTTCCAGCATGTCGTCGCCTTCCCAGGCCGGGTCGCAGGTCAGGATCTTGGGCGCGAAGTCGTACTGCTCGGGGCGCAGGATCCGGGCGGCGGCGGCGTCCACGTCCTCGATGCTGATGAACTGCTTGGCGCTGGCCTTCGGGAACATGCCGCGCACGCGGATCTTGACGAAGTCGGAATCTTCGCCGTAGTCGGCCACCCAGTTGGCAATCTGCGTCTTGTTGGAGATCCGGACGGTGCGGCTGTCGACCTGGCGGCAGCTCCAGCGGTGCCGGAAGCGCCGGAAGCACTCACGGAATCGGCCGGTGTTTTGGGTCGGGTTCCCAAACGCCACCCAAATGATCTCGGTGTCGTTGTCGGTCAGGGCGCCCTCGGTCACCTCCCAAATGTTGTCGTGAATGGCCGACGCCTCATCAAACACGATCAGGATGCGCTTGCCCTGGTTGTGCAGGCCGGCGAATGCCTCGGTGTTGGCGATCGACCAGGGCACCATGTCGATGCGCCAGGTCTTTTCGTGCTCGGGATCCGTCGAGTGCAGGCTGGTGGCGGTCAGCTTGAACCAATGCTTAATGATGCAAAGCCGATACCATTTGCTGACCTCGGCCCACGTCTTCGTGCGCAGCTGGTTGTCGGTGTTCGCCGTCACCACGCCTTTCATGTCTTCGAACGTGGCGATCGCCCACAGGATCAGCCAGGCCACCAGCGCCGACTTGCCGATGCCGTGCCCGCTGGCCACCGCAATCTGGATGACCTCTGACAGCTTCGTGATCACGCCGGCGCGCAGCTTCTCGCCGATCTCTTCCAGCACCTCGCTGGCCCACACGTCGGGCCCGTCCGGAAACTTGGCCAGCTCGCCGTTGCCCCAGTCGAAGGCGTACAGGACGAAACCCAGCGGGTCGTGCGTGAAACTGGCGATGTCTTCGACCAGCTGCTGCTCGGCCTGCTGTTCTTGATTGTGTGCGGACATGCGCGGGATCCTCCGGGAATGAAAAAGCCGGCGCGGGGCCGGCGTGGTGATGGGGTGGCGGCCGGTTACTGCTCGCCGGGCTTGCCGCCGGTCAGGAATGTCAGGTAGGCCTCGGCCGCCTTCACTACCTGGTCATCGTCGACGGTGGCGCCGTGCGTGGTGACTGCGTGCTGCAGCGCCAGCTGGCGCACCGCGTACTCTTCAACCCGGGACTGCACCCTGGTGATGCGGCCGGCGCCCTCTTCCGTTCTGGTGGTGGTGGGCACCCGCGGCGTCTGCCAGGTGGTGCCGGGCTCGGATCCGGGCGCGCTCATTGGTCGACCGGCAGGCCGTTGGCGACGCGCCAGTCGTGGCCGATCGCATAACAGGCGTACTTGACCAGCAGCGCAACGGGTTTCAGGCGGCCGGAATAGAACGGCATTTGGTGCATGGGGGATTCTCCTTTTCTTTTCTTCGGTAGGGTCGCGGGTCTGCGACGTGGTTTATTCGGTCTCAGGCGGGATTTGCGACGCAATCGCCTGCTCGGTCGACTTCTGGCGGGCGCGGGCCCGGGCTGCTGCCATCCTGGTCGACAGCGTGGTGTTGTTGGTAATGATCACTTCCTGCTGCACGCGATCGCCGAATTCCTTGGGCAGAACCCGGGCCGCCTCCCACTTGATCGCATCCATCATCAGGCGGGCGCGGGCGGGCTCGATCCGGGTGTTCTTGGCAATGTCGTGCATGTCCTGCACTCGGCTGCGCACGTATTCCTCGCGGGCGCGCGCGTGGAGTTGCTTTAAAGCCGGGTCATCCCCTATGCGACGCACAACATTCGCGTAAGCACGCTTCGACTTTTTGCAGCTTTGCTTGAGCGTGAGCCCGTCGGCCAGGCGCGCGATGATCTCTTCGATGTCGGCGGTGGTCAGCTCGGTGGCTCCAGCGGTGCGTGCCATAGGATCAGCCCCTGATTTCCAGGGTGACGCAGCCGAAGCCGCGGCGCCGGGCCTTCCAGGTCTCCCACAGGGCGCGCAGCAGGCTGTTGCCCTGGTAGGTGGCCAGGTTCTGGTAGCCGTCGGCATCGCCGAAGTGCTTGCCCCAGGCCTGCACGGTGTACTTGGCGCCCATTTACTTGCCCGCCTGGTTGGCGATCAGCTGCAGCGCCACTTCGGTGAACGGCGGCAGGCCGCCCACGATGCGCTTGGCCGCCTTGAGGAATTGGCGCTTCTTGACCTGCACGTCGCCGGCTTTCGTCATCTCGGCCATCAGGAACTCGCCGGCCAGGTATTCCGCTTTCAGGGTCGGGCGGCAGGCGGTCAGCATCGCCAGGTAGTCGCGGCGGTCGATCACGGCCTGCGCAGCGGCTTGCGTAGGGGTCAGGGTCGGGGCGGGCGCTGCAGGCGCTTGGGCGGGCTGTGCTGCGGTCTGGTCGAGCATGGTTATTCCTCCGGGGTGTTGGTAAGGGTGATCGGGAAGTGCAGCAACAGGACTTTCCAGCGCGCGATGGTCGACGCCCGGCGCTGGTAGGTGCAAATCTTCTGGATGGTGACCTTCGGGGCGTCGTAGGCCTCGGCCAGCTCGCTGTAGTTCCAGCCGGCGATTTCGTGCAGGTCGCGGATCTGCTCGACTTCCTTGTCGGTCAGCTTCGCGTTGGGGTGGGTCTCGCCTACGCGCAGGCCGGCTTCGTCGACGGCCACGTAGACCTTGCGACTGGTCGGCGGCACGACCTGGTCGCGGTCCTCTTCCACCAGAATGCTGGCGCCGATCATGTGCATGTTATTCCCCTGGTCAATTGAACTGCGGAAATTTTACAGTCCGGTTTGACTACAGGCAATAAATATCGTTGCCTAGATGCAGCGTTTGCAGCTGCGATGCACAGGGGATTTACTGACGGTCAAACCAGGGCGGCAGCTTGGCGGCCCAGGCGTCGCGCTTGGCCACGGTTTCCGGTGGCGCCGCTTCGAACGGCAGGCAGTTGCGCGCCATCTCGGCAGACACGAAGATGACCGGATCGGCGCGCAGGCAGCGCCCGAAGCCGCGGCGGGCGGCGGCCGGGTCGCCCTTGAGATCCAGCCCGGTGCAGTCCAGGCACCGGATCCCGCGGGTTTCCATCTTCGGCGCCGTCATGGCGCTGGCTCTCCAGCCTGGCGCACCACCTGATCCTCGGCCCGGCGCAGCTGCACGCCGTCGGCCATCCGGATGTAGGCCTGATGCTCGCGCACGCGGCGGTTCAGGTTGGCCTTGAACTGCTCTTCGCTCTCCAGGCGCCGGTCGATCGCCGCTTCCACGGCCCGGTTCTTCGCTTCCATCGAGTCGGCCAGCATTTTCTTGACGGTGGCCAGCTGCGCGCGCGCCTTGTCGCGCTCTTCCGGTGCCATTTCTGGCACTTTTGGACCGGACAACAGCAGGCGCTCGCCCGACGGCACGGCATCCGGTCCATCTTCGGGCGGCGGCAGCATGTTCATCACCGCCTTGGCCGGCAGCCTGCCCTGCTCTACCGCGCGCGTCAGCACCCGGGCGTGCTGGCTCCTGTCGAATCCCAGGTGCACGGACCACACGGCCGGGCGTTGCCCCTTCCTGGCCGCGGCCACCAGCGCCTCGTAGACTTCCAGGAACGTCTTGCGCGCGGAGATCGCCCCGCTGGACTCCAGCACCGGCCGGGCCCGGGCGAATGCTTCCGCGCACTCGGCCGTCCACACGATCGTGTCGTTCTCGTCCCGGCTGGTCAGGGCGATGGCCCAGGCTTCCTCGGCGCCCGGGCGGCCATCGTTCCCCTTGGCGCCCTCAATGAAGCTGACCACGTCGGCCGGCACAGGGGTGAAGGTGCCGCGCTTGACGTGGTAGCCCAGCGCCTCGCGCACCATCGGCAGCGGGTATTCCTCCAGCGCCTTGAACCACATGGCTTTCGCCGTCGGGCTGACCAGCTTAGCCTGCGGCGTCTTCCCCAGGATGTCGAACGTCCCATCGAGCAGCGCCGCGAATTCGTCGAAGTCATTCTGCCGCATCTATCGTCCTCCCGTCGTCGTTGTTCTGGCCACCGAACAGCAGCGCCCGGGCCGCATCGGTAGAACTCTGCTGCTGCGTGGCCAGCGCCTGGTGCGGTGCGGCCGGGCTCGGCGTCGGGATCTGGCCAGCGCCGCGCCCGCTGCGCACGGTCAGCGTGTCCCACTTCTGGCGCAGCTTGCTCGGCGACTCGATGTTCGCGCACCAGAACGAATCTTTCTTCGCCCACAGGAACAGCTCGCAGATCCCGGCATGCGTGCGGCCGTCGATCTCGCGCATCAGGCGCACGTCGTTGGCCCAGGTATCCCAGTTCGGCTCTTTCGCCGTCGCGTTCACCTTGCGCACCAGTTCAAACATCCAGCGCGCCGCCTTGTGGTCATCCTCCGTTCCATGATGCTTTTTCGCCGTTTTCCCTGGTGTTGGGTTAACTGGTGGTTCTATTGGTGGTTCTATGATGGTTATGGGTGCAGATCCTGCGGGGGTGGGGTGAACAGGCTGCGGGGGTGGTGGTGCAAAATCTGCGGGGGTGGGGTGCAAACCCTGCAGGGGTGCAGATTCTGCGGGGGTTGGAAACTTGGCCACGAAAATGCGGTAAAGGGTGCTCCGACCGCTGCGCAGGTTGCGCTGCAGGATCCCCGCGGTCTCCATGTCCGTGATGTGGCCCTGCACGGCGCGCTCGCTCATGCTGCACTTGCGGGCGATCGTCGGGATCCCCGGGTAGCACTCGCCCTCGTCGTTCGCGTTGTCGCACAGCGCCAGCAGCACCATCTTGGGCCCGGATCGCAGGCTGGTTTCCCAGGCCTTGGTCATCAATTTAATGCTCATCTTTCAGTTTTCCCTGTTGCCTTAGACCCGGAGAGCGCCCAGCCGGTTGAATTCGTCGCTTGCCGCCTTGGCCGCGCGCCAGATGTCGACGTTCGGCACGGTGCGCAGGTAGTCCATCGTCTTGCCGATGCCGTCGCGCAGGATCCGCATTTCCTCGGCGTTCACGCCATGCTTGCCCAGGCGCTGCGCACGCTCCTGAATCCCGGCTACCGCGTCGACCATCGCCTGCGCGGTCGGCAGCAGCGGGTGGCCATCCGGCGCGATCCGGCGCACCAGGTCGGCATTGCTCAGCAGGTCATAGACGTGCTGTTCTTCGAAGTGGCCCTGCCCCAGTGCCAGGCTGGCGGCGTAGCCCGGGAATTCCAGCTGGTGCTCGTCGCGGATCCCCAGCGGCTTCACACATGGCTTTTGCTTGTACTTCTTACGTGGCTTTTTACTGCTCGGCATGTTCTGCCCTCCTGCGTGGTGGTGTTCTTGGTATTGCCCCGACCGGACCAGACAGCAGCGCCGACAGCCAGGTGTTGGGGTTCTTCTTCAATCGGTCCCGGGCGGCATACAGTCGATGCTGCGCCAGGACCAGGGCGTGCTTGTGCGGATCCGCTTTGATGCGCTGCCAGCGCCGCACGTTGTAGAAGTTTTTCGACGGCGGCGGCGGTCGCTTCGCGTCCTTGCGGCTGCCGGCCCGGAATGCCGGCGCCAGGTTGCCCTCGGTGCGGATCCACTTGGCCACGTAGATCCGGCGCGGCTCGGCCTGCAGGTGGGTCAGGTAACGCTGCACGGTCGGCTTGCTCTTGCCCATCGCCACCTGCAGCTGCTCGCGCGTGAGCGCCTTTACCTTGACCAGCTCCAGCAGCTGCTCGATCGCCGCCTGGCTGCGCGGGGTGTCGAACGTGTGCGGCATCAGGCCGGCTCCCCTTCCACCTCGCGCACGGCCAGGATCACGCAGGGCTCGGCGGCGTATTTCTTGCGCACGGTGGTGACGACGATCTGCGCGTCATCGGCCCACACGATGCCGTTGCAGGCGTCGGTGATCGCTTTCAGCACGTTGTCGGCGTCGGGCTTCTTGGTGGCGCGCACCTGGCCGGCGGCGGCGGCGATCTGCTTTTTCTTCGACCAGCTGACCGGGATGGGCATGCGCAATTCCATCAGCACCTCGATCGGCGCGATGCTGGCGGCGCGGGATCCCATCGCCACCTTGGCCAGCTGGCTGACCTTGCCTTCATAGGCCACGGTCTCGGATGGGGTGTACAAGCTGACGAAGTCCGGGCGCCCCGGGCCGCCCTTGATGATGCGCGCGCGCGGTCGACCTTTCGGCACAGGCGCCCCGGGAATGGTGAACTGGATCACATGAGTCCTTTCTGTTTTAGCTTTTCTTGGGTCAGGCCGATGGCCCGTTCGAACTTGGCCAGCATCGCCTCTTGCGTCAGCCCGGGCGGCAGCGGGCGCCGGCCGTCGACGATGTCATGGCAGTAATGGCAGCCATACGCGCCTTCGGTGTCGGGCGCCTTCAATCCCATGCCCTTGCCCGCGGCCAGCTGGTTGGAATGGCACAGCACCGTGGTGGCCGGGTCGTGCTGACCACCAGGCAGCTGGATCAGGCAGTCTTCGCCGCGCGCCGACTTCCGGATCGGCGTCATCTTCGGACGGCTCGACTTCATCCTGGCGCGTGCTTTTGCCGGTTTCTTTTCACTCGGCGATCGCGCGAAATTTGCCGCTTTCGTTGCCGCTACCGTGCGCAGGGTGCCTGTGCGGTCCATCGGCTTCTTGGCGCGCAGCGGCGTCTTGCGTTTCAGTTCGCTGCGCTTCATGGCCGCCCCGGGTAGCCGTCATGCTGCACGCCATCCAGCTGGCGCCCGGCCAGCTTCTTGCCGAAGTGCTCGACCACGACGCCGTTGTCGTTCTTGCCTCCCCAGGTGAACATGTGCGTGGTCTTGCCCATGTCGAACGCCTTTTCGGTCGGCGCCCACTCGCCCCACTGTTTGAACAGGAACGGCACGCCGGCACGGTTGCACTGGTCACGCAGGTGGCGGGCCCAGTCCGGATGCATCGGCCGCGCGCCCGGGCCACTCTCGCCGCCAACGATTACCCAGTGCAGGCCGGCGCCGGTCCTGGTGATGATCGTGTCGCAGTAACCATCGAGATCCTGGCGGTCATCATCGCGCGCCGGGCGCCACAGTTTCAAGTCGACCTGTCCCAGCAGCGGCTCCATCGACAGGAAGCGCACGCGGGCCGGCAGCGCCAGCAGCTTCGGGATGTCGCGGTCGGCCTCCACCTGGTTGACGATCGACGCACCGATCCAGACGTTCGGCCACGGCGCATCCTCCCAGCGCGTGATCCCGCCCGACAGCTCAGCCAGCGCCTGGTCGAGCATCGCGTGCACGTTGCCGATCCGCTTGGTCAGCAGCAGCCAGTCAAGATTCGGCGTCGCAGCGATCAGTCGCAGCAGGTCGACGCGCCAGGCCGGGTCGACCGCGTTGTCGAACACATCGGCCAGGCTGGCGCAGAAGACGCGCTGCCGGCGGCCATGTTCAGCCATGAAGGCCGCGGCCTGCAGGTTCCACAGCATCGGCTTGTTCCAGTTCGCTGCGCTGGTGCGGCGGCGCGGCGCGCCCGGTCCCCAGTTGATGGCCTGGCCACCAGCAAACCGTGCATTGCGGGTCTCGGCGTAGCAGTGATCACAACCCGGGCCAACTTTCTGGCAGCCCTCCCAAGGGTTGAACGTGTGGTCGGTCCATTCGATTTTGCTGTTCTCGCTCATTAGTTTCTTTCGTATTGTCTGAGGATTGATTCGATCCCCTCTTCCGCGGCCTGCGGCGTCGCGTGGGGGAAAAGATAGTGCTGCGCGTGCGGCTTGCGCAGGAACTCGACCACTCGTTCGTGGAATTCGCGCATGTCGTCTTCACTGCAGGTCTGGAAATTGATGGACCGCGGCACCGGGAACACACCGCCCTTGGGCCCGGGCATCCAGTCGACGAAGCCGGCGCCAACCTTGAGCCACAGCCGGAATGCTTCGAAGTCGTCGACGCGCTCCTGCGCTTTGAAGATCTTGGAGATCAGGCCCATGTGCTTGCGGTGGAACACGCCGTCGCGCTGGCGCTGGATCTTGAGCTGGAAGAATTCACCCTGTGATGCCTGGTCGAGTGCGCGCACAAACCGATTCCAGGCCCGGGTGTCCTTGTCGGTGGCGCCCGACAGGTTCTCGAAGAAGAAGCGCCGCAACACAGCCCTGTCATCGTCGGACAGCTGCGCATCGGTCTGCTTGACCAGGGCGATGTCCATTAGTGGGTCGCCTCTTGCTGATGCGTCGACGGCACCGGCGGCGCCAGCTCATCCAGGCGCTTGATCGACCAGCGGAATTTCCGCATCACCGCCACGCGCAGGCTGTCGGAGACCGGCATTTTCCCGTTGCGCATCTTGCTCAGGTTCGGCGCCTGCACTTCCAGCACGCGGCACAGGTCCGCATCGTTGCGAACGCGCGGGTTCTCGGCGATCAGGGTGTCGAACAGCGGGTGATCCTTTTTCGTTTTCACGTTGTTTCTTCCTCATAAGGGTTAGAGATGGGACTACTGGCGCAAATCTTACGTCATAGCTTTTTCTGACGCAAGATAATTAGTTTCGAAATTATCAGATGTTTTTATTGACCCGCAACAAACGGCTGTCGTAATATCTTATCCGCAAGCAGCAACGACAGCGCAAAATAACAACTTGGAGTCAGTCGAATGATCATCACCACCTACCGCCGCCTGCGCAATATCGCGCGCCGAATCGTCAAGCCGGCCCGCCTGGCTTTCATCGCCTGGCTGGACAAACAGGCCGACGCCGAGATCCAGCGCATGCGCGACGCCCGGGAAGATTCGATCAAGTACGAGCAGCGCCAGCAGCTGCGCAAGGTCGAGCTGTCCATTCAACGCAACCACATCGAGAAAGGCATTGCATGATCCGCTTCGTCATCAACCAGTACCGCCTTGGCCTGCGTGTCGGCCTGCACCGCCGCAAGGCGCTGGCCCGCGCCGTCAACTCCTACTACCAGGGCTTCTAACGTGAGCACCGTTACCATCCGGGCCTCGTCCTTTGGCAGCCTGTTCGACTGCGCCTTCCGCTGGGAAGGCGAGCACCTGATGAAGCTGTACCGGCCGGGCAGCATGCGCGCCTGGCTGGGCACCAGCATCCACGCCAGCACCGCCGCGTTCGACCAGGCGAAGCTGGACGGCAAGCCGATCAGCGCCGACGAGGCGGCCGACGTGTTCGTGCAAACCCTGTATGAGCCGGCCGAGGACATCGAAAAGGATCCCAAGCTGACCATGCGCGAGGCTGAGCGCATCGGGCTCACCCTGCATGCACGCTACTGCGCCGAGATCGCGCCGCTGATGAACTACGCATCGGTCGAAATGGCACTCAAGCCGCTGGAAGTGAACGTCGACGGCCAGGTCATCCGACTGACCGGCACGATGGACCGGGCCCGGGTCGCGCGCACCAAGGCCGGCAAGATCATCGCCGACGTAAAGACCGGCGGGCGCCTGATCAGCGAAGGCGTGGTCAGCACCAAGGGCCGCAGCGCGCAGACCGGCACCTACCAGCTGCTGAGCGAGCACACCGACGGCGAGCAGACGGCCGGGTCGCAGATCCTGGCGCTGCAGACCAGCAGCACCACCCAGGTGGGCGTGTCGCATGTGTTCGACGCCAAGCCGCTGCTGGTCGGTACGCCGCAGCACCCGGGCCTGATCGAGATGGCCGCCAAGATGTTCAAGGTGGGACTGTTCCCGCCGAACCCGCAGTCGGTCCTGTGTGACAAGAAATACTGTTCGCGCTGGAACACCTGCCCTTATCACGATTGACCACCACCGGAGAGACCCACATGGCAACATCGACAAACCTGCAGGATCTGCAGGCCAACCAACAGGCCAATACGAACGAGCTGGCCAGGCGCGCCGCGCACCCGATCACCGGCAAGACCGACTATCTGGACAAGCGCAAGGATCTGCTGGGCGCCGGGATCCCGGGCCACATGACGGTGGAACGCGAGATTCGCACCGCCACCGTGATGCTGATGCAGTCGAAGGATCTGCAGGCCGCGACGCCCCTGTCGTTCTACGTGGCGGTCAGCATCGCCATCAATAGCGGCATCGGGCTGGGCAACGGCAAGGGCTACCTGGTCGCGTACAAGGGCAACGTGTCCTACGTCCCGGGCTGGAAAGGCCTGATCGACCTGGTCAACCGCACCGGCCGCGCCAGCGCATGGACCGGCGTGGTGCGCAAGGGCGACCAGTTCGACTATCAGCTGGGCGACAGTCCCTACCTGCACCACAAGCCGGGCGACAGCGAAGAGCACGAAGACATTACCCACTACTACGCGATCGGCCGCGTCAAGGGCGCTGAGTTCCCGCACATCGTCGTGTGGTCGACCGCGAAGGTGCACAAGCATCTCAAGCAGTACAACAAGGTAGGCGGCAAGCACTACGCCGCGAAGAACGACGACAACTTCGAAGCCTACGGCCGCAAGGTCGTGCTGCTGCAGGTGATCAAATACCTGCCCACTTCGGTGGAGCTGGAAAACGCGATCGCCGCCGAGAACGCGAACGCATCCGGCAAATCGGCCCGCGTCGAAAACACCATCGACGGCAACTTCGTGTTTATCGACGAGGACGCATCGGATCTTGACCAGGGCGAGGAAGAAGAGCTGCCGCGCACCGACGTGCCGGCACAGCAGCCAGCTGCCACCGAAGAGAAGCCGAGCCCGAACCAGCGCCGCGCCGCCGATGCCGAGACCGTCGAGGTGCGCGAGGCGCAGCCGGCCGCCACCCAGGCCGCAGCGGATCCCGCGCAGGCGGGAACGGCCAAGCCGGGCGCGCTGACCCCGGAGATCTCCGAAGCCTACGAGCGCCTGATGGGACAGCTGAACCGGGCCGCGTCGCTCAGCCAGCTGGCCGATCTGCACGAACTGATCCCCGACGTGGGCAACGCCGAACTGCGCAGCGCGCTGACCACGCTGTATAAGCAGCGCCTGGCAGAGTTCACGCCGCGCGACCAGAAGCCGGCGCAGGACGCCGCCCCGGCCGCACGCACCCGCCGCACCCGCGGCGCCGGCACCGCGCCGGAATAACGATTTTTACCCACCCTGAAAAGGAAACTAGAGATGTCCGAGAACGACACCCAAAAGCTGGAAATCTTCACCCTGGTGAAGGAACGCTGCACCCTGTCCAACATGAATATCCGCACCGAGATGCACGGCGACGAGCGCCAGCGCGCGGTCGACCTGCAGTTCGATTTCAGCGGCGCCAACAACCTGCTGTCGAAGCTGCACCCGGACCTGCGCGCCGCGTTCTACCGCCCCGACGCGACCGAAGACATGGTCACGCCCACCCACATGCCGCATTTGCGCTTCCCGCTGATGGGCCCGATCAGCTGGGATCTGGAGATTCCCCGCACCCGCCTGCAGCTGCACGGCGAGCGCCCCGAGGATGACGTGGTGCTGGGCGACGGCAAGACCAACAAGTTCAAGCTGCAGCTGCTAGACGGCGGCACCGTGAAATGGCACTTCCGCGTGCAGTTCTCCAACCCGAGCGACAAGGCGATCGCCGGCCTGTCCCGCTTCCTGAACGACACCGTGCCGGTCAGCCTTGAGTGCCGCGACGTGGAAGACGAAGGCGACAACTTCGACCAGGCCGAGAAGCTGGGACAGGCGCCGATGAGCGCCGCACGCAAGAAAGCCGAAGACCTGTTCGCAGGCGGTGGCGAGCCGGCCGGCAACCTGTTCGACACGGCCGGCACCGACCTGGCGTTCCACAACGACGGTAGCCAGCCGGGCGACCCTGGCCACAGCTACACCGCCACCCCGGGCGACGATCCGGACTTCCGCGAAGTGGCGGCCGGCAGCGAACAAACCGTCACCGTCGAAGAGATCCGCGACCGTGACAATGGCGGCGTGGTCGACGCCAGCTTCGACCCGTCGCTGCCGCGCGACGATCTGGACCAGGCGCCGGTCACCGCGTCGAACGTCGAGCCGATCGGCAGGCGCCGCAGTTCGCGCAAGGTCGCCGGCGGCGGTCTGGAATAACCCGTAGATCCACAACCACGCGGGGCCACCCGGCCCCGTTACACAAGAACCCAAAACGAAGGCAAGACCATGAAAATCACCCGCATCCAATCTGAAAACATCCTTGGAATCCAGAACGTCGACGTGCACCTGGCCACCCCGGTGGCGTTGTTCGCCGGTCGTAACGGCAGCGGCAAGTCGTCCATCCAGGAAGCCGTGCGCATGGCCATCACCCAGGACAACGTGCGCGACATCACCACGAAAAAGACTTTCGGCGCCCTGGTGCACGAAGGCGCCAAGGCCGGCGGCGCCGTGGTCACGATCGACAACGACAGCGAAAAGTCGTTCGCCTTCAACATGCCGAAAGGCGAATTCGTCGGCCCGGAGATCTCCGAGCCCATGCGTGTGGCGCTGTACGGCCAGCGGTTCGCCAGGATGTCGACCGACGAGCGCCGCACGTTCCTGTTCGGCCTCACCAAGCTGAAAGCCAGCGCCGCCACCGTCAAGCCGCGCATGCTGTCCGAGAAGTGGGGCTGCGACGAAGCCAAGGTCGACGCCGTGCTGCCGCTGCTGCGCACCGGTTTCCCGGGCGTGTGCGACCACGCCAAGAGCAAGGCGACCGAGGCGAAAGGATCCTGGCGCCAGCTGACCGGCGAGACCTACGGCAGCGTCAAGGCGGCCAGCTGGGAAGCGCCGCTGCCGGAACTGCCCGAGGGCGACCTGGTGGCACTGGCCGAGACCGTCGCCGGCTTCGACAAGAACATCGCCCAGCTGAATGAAAGTCTCGGCGCGATCAAGAACACCGCCCGGCAGGCTACCGAGGCGGCGACCCGCCGCGCAGGCCTGGCCGATGCCGCAGCCAAGGTGCCCGGCCTGGCCGAGCAGCTGGAGCTGGCCAAGAAAGAGCTGGCCGAGTACGAACCCACCGTGATGGCGCTGCGTCAGCGCGCCGCCGGCACCGCCCGCGTGGGCCTGGTGCACGACATGGCCAAGTTTATCGACACAGTGCGCCCGACCGATGCCGACGGCGCCACCCAGCAGGCCAAGCTGCTGGCCGCCTACACGAAAGAGCATGGCCCGATCGACGCTGGCCAGCCGGATCCGGAAGCGGTCAACGCCCTGCCGGAACATGAGCGCGGCCTGGTCGTGATGCGCAACCGCGTCACCAACCTGCAGCGCGATCTGGACAGCGCCACCCAGGCGAAAGGCCAGTTCGACGCGCTGGCGCCGGCCGCCGACGCTATCGACGCATCGGCCGAGATCGCCGAGATCGAGGGCATGCTGACCAGCGCCAAGCAAGGCCGCGCCGATGCCGAAGCCACCCGGCTGGACATCGAGGCCGCGAAGAAGGCGCGCGACGCCGCCAAGGACAAGACCAAGGCCGCGCAGGCAGCGCACGCCGACGTGCTGGCGTGGACCAAGGTGGCCGATGCGCTGGCACCGGACGGAATCCCCAGCGAGATGTTGGCCGAGGCGCTGGCGCCGGTCAATGCCGCACTGGAGCAGGCCGCGGTCGATACCGAATGGATGCAGGTGGTAATCGCCAGCGACATGGCCATCACCGCCGCCGACCGCGCCTACAATCTGCTGAGCGAATCCGAGCAGTGGCGCGTCGACGCGATGATCGCCCAGGTGGTCGCCGAGCTGTCGGGCATCAAGATCCTGATGCTGGATCGTGTCGACGTGCTGGACCTGCCGGGCCGCGCGCAGCTGCTGGAATGGGTCGACTCGCTGGCCTATCACGGCGTCATCGACACCGCCCTGCTGTTCGGCACGTTCAAGGCGCTGCCGGAAGGCCTGGCCGACACCGTGACCTCGTACTGGGTCGAGCGCGGCGTGATCGCCGCCACCAGCACCGCGCCACAGCAGGCTGCAGCATGAAGGCGTTCAAGGTAAGCAAGGCGGCCGTGGCGCGCGTGCTGGCGCCGCTGCCGATCCCGACGGTCTGCCCGTATTGTGGCGGGCCCGTCGCCCGGGAAAGCAACGCGGTGGTGTACCGGAAGGAATACGGCCAGTGGCCATTCCTGTACCGCTGCCAGGATGCGAAGTGTGACAGCTACGTCGGCCTGCACCCGAAGACCGACATCCCGCTGGGAACGCTGGCCAACAAGGAAACGCGCGACTGGCGCAAGAAGGCCAAGGCGCTGCTGATCCCGATGTGGGAAGAGCAGGGCATGGAGAAAACGGCGGTCTATCAGTGGCTCGCCGGGAAGATGGGGATTGCCGACTGGAACCATTGTCATATCGGCTGGTTCGACATCGAGCAGTGCAAGCAGGTCATCCAAATTTGCAACGACAACCAAAAGGAAAAAGCAGCATGAAAACGATTCTGTTCTACGACACCGAAACCACCGGCCTGCCCCTCTGGAACCTGCCGAGCGAACACCCCGAGCAGCCGCGCGTCTGCCAGCTGGCCGCCGAACTGTGCGTCGAGGAAACCGGCGAGACCCTGCGCGAGCTGAACATGATCATCCTGCCGAACGGCTGGACCATTCCCGACGAAGCGGCAGCCGTGCACGGCATCAGCACCGAGCGCGCCCTGGCCGAAGGCGTGGCCGCCGACCAGGTGATCGACCTGTTCGTCGACTTGTGGGCAGACGCCAGCCTGCGCGCCGGCCATAACGAATCGTTCGACATGCGCATGCTGCGCATCGAGCTGATGCGCCACCCCTACCACAGCATGCAGAGCATCGGCACCCCGCCGCTGTCGTTCCCCGACTACTGGAAGGCGGCGCCGGCATACTGCACGCAGTCGAACAGCACCAAGATCTGCAACCTGCCGCCGACGCCCAAGATGGTCAAGGCGCGCCGCATGGGCCCGAAGTCGCCGAACCTTGGCGAGGCCTACGAGTTCTTTACCGGCCAGAAGCTGGACGGCGCCCACGATGCGATGGTCGACGTGCGCGCGGCAAAGGCGGTTTACTACGGCATCAAGCGCCACCAGGCACAGGTAGCAGCGTAACCACCAGGCGCGCCGGCAGCAGCTGGCGCGCCATCAACACAGGGGAGATCCACCAGTGAAATACCACGAACTGAAAACCGACCCGGCCGTGTTCGCCGCGGTGGCCGCCGGCGACAAGACGCACGAAATCCGCTTCAACGACCGCGACTTCCAGATCGGCGACGTGCTGCACCTGCGCGAGACCGTGGCCACCGGCGCCGCAATGCGCACGGGTGCGCCGCTGGAATACACCGGGCGCCAGGCGATGCGCGAAGTCAGCCACATCCAAACCGGCTATGGCCTGGTCGACGGCTGGGTGATCCTGTCGTTCAAGCAGGGCGAGGCGCGCCAGGGCCGCCGCAAGGAAGACGCCCATCCGGACAAACCACTGGAATGGGGCGCATCCGATGCACAGGATCCTGGCCAAAACGCCGCCGGCCAGCATGTGCACACCGATGGATGCTTTACCGAAGGCACCCAGGTTTGCGGGATCCAGGCCGCGCCGCTGACTTCGTCGATCGAAAACGCGATGATGACGCTGGACGCGGACCGCGCGCGCCGCCTGCGCGAGCGTGGCCCGGATCGTCGCGTCGAGAACCTGGCGGTGCCGGTGGAGCGCCGCAGCGGCACCGACCGCCGGGCCGACCAGAAAGGTGGTGCCGTGTGAGTGCGACCGACGCCCAGCCGATCGGCCCGCAGGCAAAACTGGCCAGCATCGGCGACGATCCCTATTTCCGGCGCCTGTTGGCGATGGCCTACAAGAACGATGCTTTCGGCGACGAGCTGACCGCATGCGTGAATGCCTGGCACCACCGCCAGCTGGAGCATTACCGCCGATCGCCGCCCGGCATCGGGCTGCCGGATCCGCGCCTGCTGGAGCTGGCCAAGCTTGCCCGCCTGGCGGCGCCCGATGACAAGCTGATCGCCTACGGCCGCAGCGTGCTGAGCGCGGCGAGCCACCACACGCCGCTGCTGGCCGCCGCACAGCGAGCCCTGCAAGCCGAAGACCTGCATGCCGCCAGCCAGGCGTTGCCCGGCATGGTCCTGCCCAGCATCCCGCAGAAAGGCGGTGCATGATGGCGCTGCCCTACGCCAGCGCCACCAGCGGCGCCGCCGCGCTGGAAGAAGCCAGCAAGATCCTAAACGGCTTCGGCTGCGAACGCTTCGGCACTATGACCGACAACACGGTCGGCGAGCTGATCGTGCAGTTCACGCACCGCGGGAAAAACGTCACCGTGCGCGCCAGCTTCAAGGGCTACGCCGCGGCCTGGCTGCGCGAAAACCCGTACAACTCGCGGCGCCAGTGCACCCAGGCACAGCACAGCAAGAAGGCGATGGACCAGGCCAAGATCAGCGTGTGCTCGATCGTGCGCGACTGGATCAAGGCGCAGATCACCGCCATCGAAGTGGGAATGCTGTCGTTCGAAGCCGCGTTTCTCGGACAGATCCAGCTGGAAAACGGCAACACCGTGCTGGACATGGCTGCTGCTGCCGGCTACGTCAAGCTGGAAGGGCCGGCAGCATGATGAAGACGCGCGCGGAGTGCTGCAACCAGGATTGCAACCAGGGCCGCGCCTGCCCGCAGCGCGCCGACCGGCGCTATGGCCCAACCCTGTTCTGGCGCCTGTTCGGGTGGCTGATGCGAGATCGGCGCAGCGGCGTCGACCGGCGCAAATAGCAGGGGATCCCCGGCTGAGCAGACTCAACAGTCAGCCCCATGCCCAGCGCATCATAAAAACGCCGGCCTCGCGCCGGCGTTTCTACAGGGGGGATGCGATGGTAAGTTTCCGGGAAAAAATGTGGTTCACCTTTTGCCACGGCGCGAAAGGTATTGATTTTGCAGGCGATGAATGGAAAGAACGGCAGGGTGGGCGCAGGGTGAAAATAAAACGGCGCCGGTTTAGAACCGAACGCCGTTGTGGATGGGAGCGACGCGCGCGCGCCGCCGGGCTTACGTACCAGCCCGGATCTGGTCAATCTGGCTTTGCGTGAGGAACACGCGCGCGGCCCGGTCCAGGCGCTGGTAGTAGGTCAGCAATTCAGTGCTGATCATCTGCAGCGCGCCTTCGTCGACGGCGCCCAGCCGGTGCGTGTCGACGATCGGCACCGCATGCTCGCCCTTCACCACGCCCAGCACCAGCGTTTTCGGCTCGACCAGGTCAATGCGCTCTTTCTCGTACTCGGTCGCGCAATCGGTCGAACACCACAGCGCGCCCTTGGCGTGCAGCCGGTAGGCGCAGAAGTGGCAGGCGCCCTTCGGGATCAGCTTGGTCCTGGCCAGGATTGCGGCCCGGCGCGCGGCGTCAATCTCTCCCTTGCCCATGTCACGCCCCCGACAGCTTGCTGATCGTCGCGTCTTTCACCTGGCTGCTGCGCGACGAACCGAATTCAAACTGGTGCGCATCACGCAGGCAGGCGCCGAAGATGCCGGCGATGGTCGACAGAATCCCGACCACCTCGCCCGGCAGGCTGGCGCGAAAGAACACCAGCACCACCAGGCAGGCGATCAGGCCCAGGACATCCAGCGCGACCATCACGTCGGCGCGACGGTTACCGAAGCCGGCTTTGTGCAGTTCGATGTCACGCACGCGCGCGTTCTGGACATCGGCCAGAAACGCCTTGGTCAGGTCGGCATCGTTCAACATGGCGGCCTGCTGGAACTCCAGCACCTTGGCCGGGTCGGCTTTCAGCACTTCCAGCGCCGCGTCGCCAGTCGGCGCGCCGGTCACGGTCTTGGCAATGTCGATCACCTTGGTGGCCACGTCGGCGGCCTTGTCGCTGCCGGTGAAGAACTTGATCAGCGACGGCGCGAACTGCGCCAGGGTCAGGGCGAGGGTAACGGGTTCCATCTATTTGGCTCCGACGGTCAGGGTTGCGAGATCCCAGCACGACGCCCATTTTTCAGGGTGCGGCTTGCCAGGGCGCCAGGCGGCGACGTACTGCGCCCAGCCATCGGCGGCGGTGGTCGGCAGCTTGCCCGGCAGGGTGTAGATCAGCAGGCGCGCCGCGATCGCGGCCACGATGTCGTGATAGCGCATGGCCTCCCACAGCCCGGCCGGCGTGGTGTCGATGTTGAAGTCGACGCACAGCTGGCGCATGGTCGGCGCGACCAGGTAGTGCGTCAGCACGCCCTTGCAGCCACCGCCCTGTTCGAATTGCCAGAACGATGCGGCCGGGCCGTTCTCGATGCCGCCGGCCAGCACCTGGCGGCGGTGCGCCAGGCCGGATTCCTGCAGCGCGATGGCCAGGACGAAGCGGCGCGCGTCGACGGTGTCGGCGATCCCGCAGCGGGCCAGCTCAGCCAGCGCGGGGATGATGGCCAGGTTCAGCAAGCGAATGGGGCTCATTGCTTCACCGTGACTTTGAAGGACTGCCAAACCGCCAGCGCCAGCCAGCCGAAGGCAGCCAGGGCGCCCGCGCTGGCGACCTTGGCCAGCGCCTCGCGCACCATCTTGTTGCGCAGCTCGCGCCACTCGATCACCGATTCGTGATAGCGGCGGTGGCCTTCGACATCATCAGCCGGGAACCCGGACAGCAGGCGCTTGTTGGTGGCTTCCAGGTGGGTCACTTTCGCGCTCAGCCCTTCGACCGTCGCCATAAGATCCAGCTGGTTGTCGCGCACTTCGCTGAGCAGCTGCACCAGCGGCTGCCCTCCCATACGCATTGCTTCGTCTTGCCATAATTTATTCATTGTTGTCCTAGTTTTGGTGGGGAAGCATCAACCGCGCGAATAGACGTAGTCGATGTAAAGCGAAGTGCCTGCAGGGATCGAAGCGGGGTTTGCGGCGCCGATATAACCGCCGGCGTTGTCGAGCAATGCCACCTTGTGCACGCTGCCGGTGCTGATCAGCACAACGGCGCCGGACAGCCAGCCCAGGCCCGGGCGGTACATCGCCCACTTGCCGATATTGGGGACCGCGGTGTTCACCCAAAAAGGCAACTGGAACCACCAGTCGCCGGTGCCCAGCGTGGTCGTGGTGCCAGTGGTCAGAGCGACCCGGTAGGAAATGGTTTTGTAGTTCTGGTCGTACTCGGTAAGCTGCTGGCCGTTGCCGATGTTCGGGTTTGAGCCCGTACCCGTCCACAGCGTGACGATCGGGCGGCCATACGAGAACGACGAGCACTGGTTTTCGATCGCGTGCCCGTTCGGGCTTTCGTCGAGCACGCCCCAGCTGGTGTAATTGGTCGGGCCGATGCGGCAGGCGATCGTGTCGCTGGTCATCTTCCAGCCGTAGGTGCCGAAGCCGGAAGGCGCGCCGCCGTATGGAACGCCGTCATACAGCGGCGCCTTGCCGTGCGTCAGGCAGTTGTCGACCATGACTTCGCCGCCGGAAATCGTGATGCCGTCCCGGATGTAGGTGTTATCAATGAAGATCTCGATGCAGCTGTCGTAAGGGTTGACGCCCACGCCGGTAACGTCCGGGTTACCCTTGAAAAAGATGGTGCCGGTGAAGCAGTTGGAAATCTTCGTGACAGCCATGCCGGTAACGTCGATCAGCGGCTGCGAACTGCTGGTCACGCCGATGAACTGGCGGTTTGAAACATCGTTGTCCTTCGCGCCGACGATGCGCACCGAGGGGTAGCCGCCGGAACTGGCGCCGCTGGCGTTGTAGGTCAGCAGGCTGCCGCCGATCACCAGCAGCCCGGCCGCGCCACGCGGGCCTTGCATTAAGATGCAGGAATCCTTCGTGCCGAAGATCCGCGGGCTGTCGATCCGGCAGTCGTAGGTGAAATAAGTTGGCGTGTCGCCGAACCAGATGCCGCCGCCGGTAAAGCCGGCCGCGCCGTTGCCGTCAATGCCCGGGTTGATGAACCTTACAAAGCCGGCCTTGACGCTGAATACATGGCCATTGAAGTTTTTCTGCAGCGTGATGTTGGGGTTTTCCCACTCGATCGTGATGCCGCCCCCGGTAATCTGCAGCGACGCCGTCACCTTGTAGACGCCGGCAGCGCCGTTCGGGATCAGCAGCTTCTTGGGCGTGCCGGCCTTCATCACGTAATTGAGCGCGGCCTGAATGGCGGCGGTGTCGTCGGTCACGCCGTCGCCCTTGGCGCCAAAGTCGGTCACGCTCACCACTTCGCGCAGCTTGTCCTGCACCTTGCGCAGGATGGCATTCACGCCGGCCTGTAGGAAGCCAACTAGACCAGATCCACCTGCCGCACCAATTTGCTGCACCAGCGCCAGCGCATCAAGCGCCGACTGGCTGATCGCCGCCATCCCGATCCCCAGGCCTTGCCCGATCTTCCCGGCCAGCTGCTGGATGTTGATGACCATGCGATCGAGCGCGTCATTGATCACTTTCGGGTAGAAACCGCCGTTGTTTGTCAGCTCAAGCTGCTGGACGATCGCCACGTTACTGGTCGCGGCCAACAGGGTGCCGCTGGCCGGCGCGACGGTCAGGTCGATGTAGCCGCCCGGGTTCAGGTTCTGATCGTTGTTGAGGGTGACGGTATAGTCGGCGTCTTGCGTGAGCACGGTTTCGACACCGCTGGCGCTGGTCAGGGCGACCAGCACGTCGACACGGTCGAAGACTTTGTAGGCGAAGGGAAACCGCTTCGTGACGCCATTGCCGAGGAATGGCCCGGCGGTGCGGCTGGTGTTGCTGATGGTCATAGGGCGCTCCAATGGAAAGCTGCATTCTCAGCAGTGGAGCGCCCGGGACGTATACCGTTATCAGGCCATTACCGCCCCTTGCTGGCCGGGCTGGCCGCGCCGGTGACCAGGCCGCGCGTCACGTCAACAGGGCCGGTCGGCTTGGCCTTCCCGGTCTGCACGTCGGTCAGGTAGGCCACTGGCCGCGCCACGGCACTGGCAGGGATCCCCAGCATCAACGAGACCAGGCTGGCCACGTCGCGCACCGCTTTCGTGCTCGATCCCTGGCCGGTCGCAGCCTTGTACACGTCAGCCGGCGCAGACACGGCGCTTTCGATCATGCTGATGGCCGGGCCGGTGCTGATCCTGTCGTCGTAGGGCTTGCCGTTGAACGTGTTGGCCAGCGAGTTGGCGGTTTGCCCGACCACAGGCACCAGCGCGGTGGCGGCGCGCAGCGTGCCCCAGCCGAACGTCGAGGCCAGCCAGTCGTCGATGTAGCTGCCGTCCTTGTCCTCGTCGTCCGGGCCGCCGCGGAACGCCAGCGCGATGGCCTGCGCTGCCCATGCCGGCATCAGGAAGCCAAACATCAGGATGTAGAACCCGCGCCCGGCGCCCTTGCGCAGGCCGGTGTCCTGCGCCACCTTGGCGAACTCGGTGCCCAGCAGGTTGGCC